CACCGTCGGGTGACCACCAAACACTTTCATTACTTCTCCAGCAAGATAAGCAGCAATCTGCTTTGACGTCCTGGCATCTCCCTCCACCTCGCAAGCATGAATCTTGAACGTTGCTGGTTCATCTCGAATAACCCAAAGGTCATCAGTTCCTTTTGACATTCGAGCAACAACCAAACCTCCTGGACTCTCAAAGATGCAATAAGGCCACGGCTGTTCTCCTCCAGCTTCCGTATCATGCAGCACCGGGAAATCATCACCATCCGGTGTAGCTACCCACAACGCCTTGAACGTAGCATCCAGAGTGCTTGCATCCCAAACATCATTGATGCTGCTCAGCAAGTCATTCAAGCCAACGCTCATTTTATGGGTCCCATGAGAATCTTGCGAATGTTTTCTGTCATCTCATACAAGGTTCGTACCAAAAAGCTTCGTTGCATCCTGGTCTCAAGAATCAAACCATAATCCAGAGGAGTACCGACATACCCATCAATGATCCCTGACTTCCACTGTTTCACATCAGAAAAGATCGTCCTTATTAACTGCTCCGTTTCAGCATGTGGATATTCTCCTGGCTTACTCCTTCCTGTTATCACCCTTCCACCACGTGGTCCAATCCCCTTGACTACTGGGGTCGAGATATTTCGAACCACGCGGTCTTTAAGCAACTGAGTGACAAGAGTCATCCGTTGCTTCATCGTCATCTCAATCTTGGTGCTTACCTCCTCAATACGCCACTCCACCCGTGCTTCTCGGCCTGTACTCTTTGACCTGCGTCGTCGTCGACCTGCTCCTATAGCAGAATTAGCTGTCGGATTTTTAACACTTCCCGCAGGCGGCATCAAACACTCCCATCCAACTGATTTGTTCGGCGTTCCCACTCTTCAAGTTGATCGGCATACTTTGGCTGCTTCCAGTTTTGCCGATTCATCCAATTCAACAACCGCCGTCCCTTCATCCCCTCTATTTCTTCGAGGGTTGGGACTTGTCCCCTGACAGCTCTTGCTTCTTTAGCTTCAACGAAGCATGCCAATTCCAAGCACAAGGACTTCATTTGATCAGCATCGATCTTCCCACTGCGAGGTTTCATACCCCGAAGCTTCTGTCCTACGACACCAAAACCAATGGCCCGCCGCAAAGCCAATCGTATGCGTTCCAGCTTGGTCTTTTTCTCAAAAAGCGGGTCTTGTGTCTTCCACTCCCCCGTTCCTGGATTCACGTACAACCGCTCACCGGGCAATTCTCCAATCCCATCAACAATGTTGGCCGGGGCAGGACGTGTTACCATCTTCATCTCGTCCGGATCATCTTCATCGTCTTCATCTTGCCAACCTCGATCGAACACTTCAATTGTAGCTTGGACGGCACCGCGAAGACGTATCCCATCCAAGTTCTGGATTATCAGATCTTGATTCCTCAGCGTCTTGGCTTCAACTACAAACGGGCCTGGAGCTGTTATCTTTCTTTCTTTGTCTTCCGTTGCCATACTCATCTCGTTTTCTCCTTGTAAAGATCTGGTGATGGTTGGTTCTCTTTCAAAAATAAAATCTCCCCCTGTCGGCGAGGAGAACCGAACGCCGACAGGGGGTCTCACCAGATAGTTCTGCTTATACCGGGGCAGTGTTCGTTACTGCCGCACAAGCACCTCTCTCCAACTGACCACCATAGCGGGCGGTGAAGGAGATCAGCACCTCGTTGGCCCGAATCAGAGTTGCTCCTTCGTTGCTCGTTCGCAACTCAAACCCGTGGCGACGATACATCCGATATCGCTTGAGAACGGCAAAGAGAATTTGCTGGTTCGTCAACGACTCGTTGATCTTGTATGGACGTCCCATCCAAGTGTACGAGTCGTAGTCGCCCTGGTTTCCTTCGCCGCCAGCCAACCTTCTTTGATCAGCCGCCGTAACATTCAAACCGCGAGCTCGACTATAACTCGTGTCCGTACCGCAGAACACGATCGAACTCTTGAGGTTTGCCAGTTTCTCTCGCTTGTGGACTCCAAAGTACAATCCTTCATAGCCACCCAACGTGGTGGCCAATCCGAACGCCACGGCCGTGGTCCCGGCAGCATTCATGATGCCTTGCGGTTGCGTGGCTCCATTGCCGGTTGCCACGACATCGTCCAAAGTCTGAAGCAACCACTCTCCCATCTGTCGGGAAAGAGTGCTTTGGAAATTGATCGGCGTGTCGCTGATGAAATCCAAGCCGATCACCACCGCACCTTCGGCCCGATAGACCGTGGTATTGAATGCTGCGACATATCCTGCCGTATTGAACAGAGCGATGTTCGCTGCATCCACACCACCCCAAGCACCGGTGAACTGGCCAATCTGAACACCTTCCACGCGACGACCGCGAGGCAGGGCCACCTCATTCACCAAGGGATACAGTTCGCCATAGAGCCGAGGCGTTTCAACCACCAAGTCGTCGAATACGATCGGTGCAGCAAAAATACCTCCGGAAACGGCATCATCGATCAACTGCTTGATGCCACCAGGATATCCTTGGCGAGTTCTCGTCTCACCTTCCTTGATCGTATCGTCCCACTCTGCCTTCTCGGCAAGGTGATGAAGCAGTTGCTTGTCGATCTCCGTCATCGACTCAAGCAATCGAGCCGGGCCGCAGATGTTGGGCATCAGCATGGACATTTCCATCTTGCCCCACACGCCACCCAGGGCCTTGTCCAGTTCGCTGGGCTCGTACAAAGTACGCCCCATCGTTTCCGCCGTTTGGCCTGCCATTGAACTCGGCGTGAAGCGTCCCTTCGTGGGATATTTTCTCACTGACTTCGAGGTGGAAAAGATCTCGTCGACTCCCTTGACGCGGGGGGCCGTTCCTTTGTCCTCTCCGTCCTTGGCAGTGCTGTTCGCCACAACGGCCTTTTCCAAGTCCTTCATTTCTGACTTCTCGGCTTTGGTGGCACCCGTCTCCACCTTCTTCTCTTCCTTGGGCTCCCCTTTCTTGTGGCCTTCCAAGATGGCCTTGGTCAGATCGGAGATGCCCTGCGACATCTTGTCCAACCGCTCGACGAACTGGTTCGCTTCATCCGCCTTCTTGTCGGCAGTCAACTCAGCAAACTTCTCCGCCGTCAGCTTGCCTTCAGCAAGTGCCTTCCCGGCCTCCATCCGAAACTCATCGTCGGATGCTTTCTCATCAACTTCCCGATTGGCAACAAGCCAATCCCGCAATTGCTTAGTCAGTTTTAACATCGTAAACACTCTCCCATACCGAAAGGATCAACTGCTGGCTAAAAGTTCCGAAAACTGTTCGATCGTTGCGTCGTCTCGAAGACCATCTTCGATTGCTTTGAATACCGACGCCAAGATTTTTCTCTCTTTTTCTCCACCGGATGCAAGTACCACCGCAAGAGCTTGTCTCACTTCCAATTTCCTTGCATCTTTTCCCGTCCCGTTGTCAGAGCCAAGCGATTCAATCACAGTCTCCAAGCTTCGCGTGGCTTGCACGAGCAAGGCTTTGCATCCGCGAGTGAGACCATCAACTCTACTGGCCTCTTTCAGATCCTCTACAACGTCTCGAATCTTCCTCTCGTTTGCCTTGCTCAACGTCCGGCCCACTTTTATGGTGACATCTTTCTTTTGAATCAACTTGGTCCCACACTCAGGACACTTGCCATCCTTGCCAGGACCGGCATACCCACACTCGGGGCAAACTGAATCCTTGACTTCTCCCATCTCCTGCTCTTCAGAATCAGCCTTTGCTTTGTCAGAAGCAGGATCACCAGCCACCTGTTTTTCCGATCCTTGCTCTGCTTTGCTTTCTTTGTTTTCAACTTCCTCTGCCTTCACTTTTGCGTCTTCGGTTGATTTCTTTTCACCCCGCACATCCCCTGCATCTGCCTCGGCTTTTTCTGATGAGCCGGCTTTTGTTCCTTCTTCACTTCCCTCTTTGTTTCGGGACTCGACTGCATTGGATTTTACCTCCTGACTATTGATGGAAAGTTTCACATCCAACTCCACCGGTATCGACAATGGGCGGCGTCCACGAATGGCCAAACCATAGTCTTTCATCAACGGGCTTGTCAGCTTCCCGCCTTCAACCAACGACAGCAAAACTTCTTCTGTCTTCGCATCCGGATTGGCAGGAACAGAAACCAATGATTCTTCCATGATCTCGAATTCTTTCACGTCGAATCCGCCAGGCGTCTCTCCTCCCTCCTTGATCTCCAAGAAATCGAGGGCCCGAAAACCATGGGAAAATCGTCCCATGCCGTTGTCCACCATCATCGCAGCATCATGGCACAGCTCGTTCATGTCGATGATGCAAGAGTACAGCTGAAGTTCATCCGCCGTGTGCTCTGCCACTGCGATCATCTTGCCTATCGGCAATGTGTGAACATGCTGCCAAAGCAACAGCATCTTCGGGTCGGGCTTGGCTCCCTTCGTTCTGAGGATGTCTCCGTCTCTGTCCTTCGTACTTGTAGTGAGGACATGCCGAAACACCATCAACGTGTTCTTCGGTCGTTCGATCGAGGAAGGAAGAACATCGTTACCCTTCTTCTTCACTTCCATGGTGGGGCTGATGTAAGAAAGCGTGCCGGCAGCCTTCTCCATCACATCGTTGAACGATGCCCAAACTCCGGACGTACGACACATATGCCGATAGCAAGATTGGATACCAATCTCATCCAAGAACCGCTTGACGTAACAGTCGGCCGTGAGAATGCCATTGTTGAATTCGGTATGCTTTTCCGTCCTGCCTTGCACCAACTTGAGCAGGCGTTTATGGGGGATCATCTGCTTCTCCGCATCTTGCCACATTGAGTTGCAAATTGCCACTGCTTGCTTCTGATCTTGTGCCGTCTCATCATTCAAGACTATGGGTATGCAACGGGCAACGAAATCTTCCTGACTTTCATTTGGTTTGGGCTTCGGCATGATCAGATGTTCCTTGTCGTGAAATAACCGATGTCCAACTGAGCACCAGCCCCAGCATTGGCTGAAATGAATCTGATGTTGGCCAGATCATCCCGCTCAATCCAAATTGGATGCTGCGTGATGAGCAGCGTGAAGCCATGCAAAGGACTCGTTGCCGATCCATCCAACGTGAAGCGGATGTTGTTTCCCGAAGCTTGGATCCAAGCTCGTTGGGCTCCTTGCGGGATGGCCAAAATCGCAACTGTCTGCTCTATCCCTGCCGGAGCTGGGATTGACTGATGTCCGATAAACATACTACGCTCCCTTGTTTACACCAAGGCGTGATCGTCGCCCTCTCCCGACTCCAGTTTCTTGATCACTCCAGGACGCACTCGACCTTTGGCCGTGTTGAACACCTTGAAGAGGAAAGCAACCTCTTCGGCTTTCTCTTCCGAACCGTCCAAGCTGTCCAACCACCTCACAACGTCGTGATAATTTGGCCACGCTCCTTGTCCCTTTGGAGGCTCCCGAAACTTCCGGCCCGTGACCGGCTTGTCTATGCGTTTCACCGTCGCAAAAAACTGACGGAACAAAACTTCGACCGGAACTTCCGGCCCATATATTACAAAGTCAACAAGCGAATGCCTGTTCATTGACACCGAAAGCTTACTCATTATCTTCTCCTCTTTTTGTATTCCCACAAAGGAAAAAAACTCATCCCCAATTTTCAAGGCATCCGGCCCCGGCGGTTGGGGCCGTGATGCCATCCGGTTCCATCGTTCGACTATTCCCATGTCACCTCATGCAGCAGACCAAGATGAACTACTTTCACTGCTCGCACTACTGGTACTACTAGAACTGGAGCTGCTGGAGCTACTCGTTGCAGACGAACTGCTGGTACTGCTAGAACTGGAGCTGTTCGAGCTCGCTGAGCTTGCGGAACTAGTAGACGAACTGCTGGAGCTGCTCGTACCAGATGAACTACTGGAGCTGCTCGTAGCAGACGAACTACTGGAACTTGAAGTACTGGAACTGCTGGAGAACTCAGACAAGCTGCTAGAGCTACTCGTTACAGAACTGCTCGAACTCGAACTCTGAGAACTCTGCGAACTTGAAGAACTGTGACTTGACCAAGAAGAGCTGCTCGCACTGGAAGCACTGCTGGAACTGGAGCTGCTCGATAGGTCCTCCATAGAAAGGATCTGGAGCCGCAGATCCTCCTTCTCTCTTGGTCCAGGAAACTGCAACGAACCCGTATGAAAGTTGAGGATCGAATCTGGGGAGTTTACCTCACCCGTGGTACGAGTGTCTCGGAGAACTGCTTGCCAAATCTGATTGGGAGGAAGGGCTACAGCTACTATCTGCACCGCTGCTCCCACGTTCACCGGGCCAAAGGTCGGGGCAACTGGATAGGTACCCAACCATGTATTTTCCCCCGCCCTCGGCATCCGAGTAACTGTCAACACCCGGCTTGCCAATCCGGACGGTATACCCAGATTAAACGTTACATTCATTCCCATGTTCTATTCTCCACTAAAAAAAGCCACGATGTGTAAGCCTTTCCATTGAAAGGGCCAACACGCCGCGGCTTCGCTTTCCGAACACCTGGACGTTGACTGTTTCTATCAATCTCCCCGATTATATAGGAAGATCAGGATTCTACCTAGTGGAATTTTCAAGAAATTTTTGACACCCTCTGCTTCCTCTCCACCCTTCTTTCTACTCCCTTTGGACGACGCCAAGATTGATCATCTTTCTTGGCATGAAGCAACACCCCACAATTTCCCCGTACTTCCAACTTGATCGTGAAATCGACTCCTGAGATTAAAGCATCAACAAAAGCCTGATTGAATTCACGCATTGCCGCGAGAAATTCCTTCAACGACTCTTCTGGCAACACTCCTGCAACGCTCTCCGTCATCCGATTATCTTCACTTGTTCCACACATATGTCCATATTCCTTGTATCCACAAGAAGCACCCGCACTTCTTCACCAGCCCATTTCGATACAGCCTTTCTCAGCTTTACCCTTTGGTGTTTGTCCAAGTCACACCAGTATCGAACGATGATCCTGTCACCTGCTTCGATCTTCAAGCGAGAAAAGTCAACATTGGCAACTTTTGGCAAAGCACCCATTTTCAATCACTCCAAGCCATTTCTTTCACTGGTTGTCCACGAAGCTTGCAATGCCAACGATAGACATACTCAGCCACTTCTTTCACGGACGCCCATTCCGACGGACTGTTGCGAAAATCTCCTTTCCGATGCCGAAGAAGCATTTGTCGCCAACGCATGAAATGCTGTTCCATGTTCTTCGGAACGGAAAACTGTGGCTTTCCTGTCTGCCTGCCATGCAACTCACAAACAGTCAAAAATTGCTCACCAATTTCTTCGAGCAACCCCTTGTAGTGTGGGTTGCTCGGCTTGAGCATGTCCCCGTGAATCGTTTGTCCATTTCCATGTGCAACCATGCTATTGCTCTCCTTCTTCTTCTTTCTTTACAATACCTACAATCTCATCTAGACCTTCATGTCCCTTGGATCCCAGCTCGGGCTGCATACTCTTCCAACTCTCGTTGAGCATCTTCATCACTCATCCCAAAGTCAATTGTCAACGAGCATTGGCAATTAGACGTGACAATTCCTCTAGGCTGGAATTGATTGTCAGTGTATAATGGATCAGAAGCAACTATCAAACCCCACCGACTCTGGAGATCATAAATATGCCCCACAGAATAGAAATCCCCAATCTCAACCACCTCATCAAACTCTACCAATCTGGTATGCCTCTTCAACGACTCTCGAAGGAATCCGGCTATAGTAGATCCGTCCTTACTAATAGATTCAGAAAGGCTGATATCAAAATCCGCAGCTACTCCGACGGCCAACGAGCAAGATGGAGAGACTCCGGGGACAGATCGAAAGCAGCCAAACAATGGCTCGGCAATGCCTGGAATACCAGACGTGGAATGAAAGCTTCTTCCAAACAACTCATGTTGACTGCTAACACCAAATACAGAAGACAAAGCCCCGGAAGACTTGGAAGATTCGAGAAAGAAATTCTCACTTTCCTCTCCAACAATGGATTCGATATCCTCTGGCAGTATCCTATCGGACCCTACAATCTCGATATCACCTTGAATAAACTCCCCATCGCCATAGAAATCACATTTGCCAGCAGATTTGATTTTAACACGGGAAACCATCAAGAGCGTCTCGAATACCTTCTCGATAGAAACTGGTTCGTAATTTATATTGTTGCCACTATCATTCCAAAAATTAGACAATTTGGCCCCGACGGACAATTTTTGAAAGATGGGGGTCCTCAAAAAAGAACAATCAACTTGAAGATCATAGGTGAGAACCTTATCACCTGGCTGAATCATGCCAGCAGCAACAAGTCCCTTGCTGGTTACTACTGGATGATTCGCGGTCAAGGTAAGGGAAGTTCCCTTCCTGGTTACGATTTTGGTGAATCTCCCCTCGTACCACGCCCTTTGCGACCCTGTAAAATCTCCTGAAACCAATACACCAGCAGGAAAGCAATTGCAACGTTGTTCAGGAGGCAAACTGAAATGCCCAGGCCACGGTACCATGTAGCCAGCCAAATTCCACATACCATTCTCATCTTCAGGCACTCCATCCAAATTTGCATGGGCCGCTCGAGTTGTATTGCCAAGAACAGATAACCACGTCTGCTTCATCGGCAGTTTCGGGCCTACTTCTTTTTGTAGCTGAGCAACGCTGTCCTTGCGGGCCGCATTCAAAGCATTCCCACTCTCCGTCCTAGCCACATTCTCCGAACGACGTCTGGCATAACGAAATTCACCTTCCGAATAATGCTCCCGCAGTTGCGTGGACATCCTGTTGATCGACCAGCCATCTGACAACCCTTTGCGAAGCACTCGTTCTGCATCCCCTCCCGTCGTCTTCGATACAGACTTCCAATAAGGCTGTGAGAAACTCTCTGTCAATCGAGTAGCTATGCTCTGCTGCATCCAGTCAGGAATTTCCGTCATGATGCCAAGAGAAATCCCAGAGGCTGCCATTGCTTCAGTCAACGAGATCCAGGCTCCGCTGTTCTCGTTGACCCATTCTGTCGCCGTGGTTGTCTTGGTGGATTTTTCATCCCCCTTCTTCCTCACGTCTATGCCCAATGACATCAAATGAGCCACTCCCGCTTCGGCCATCTTCTTTGCCAACACGGGCAACAGAAGATTCGTCAACTCATCATGCCACTCATCCGGATTGAAGATCAAAGCAACGAGACTGGTGGCATCTACGAAGGCGGGAGTCTTGACTGACTTCTTCTCCAATCCCTGCAATCGTGAAACTATCGATTGCCCCTGCTCCTTGAAAAATGGAATCAAGGTCTGAGTCACCTCTTTCTCAGTAGAAGCATATTGGCGAATAGCCAACACCTTCTGCACCATCTCCCGACTCTTGAGTATCAACTCACGAAGACGGCGATGCACAGAAACTGTTTTCCTGCCCAACTCAGTCGGAGATATCTTCGGTTTGTCTAGCACTGACACCCCATACTCTCCAAAATCAGATCAGCCTGCTGCTCCGGCCCCTCCAGCGATCTCTCCAACAAAAAACTGGCTGCCTGCAAAGCTTTCGCTGCCTCATCTTCTTCCTCATCCTCTTCTTCCTCTTCTTCAGGCGGCTCGGAAGGTGTAGGCTTTGGCAAAATAGTTTCCGACTCGGACAAGTGAATACCTGCGATATTTTCAGCCACGTCTGTCGGGATACCCATGCCCATGAACGTTGCCACAGCTTGCTCTCGCTGCATCTGCTTCTTTCCAAGCAGATCCAAGATACCTCGTATACCAGACATCATCGAAGCTTGAATCACTGCTTGGTTCAGATCTTCATCTGGAGGCAATCCCATCTCGGCCCGCATCTCGTTCTGGCTGATATCATTCGCAGCACGCATCTTCAAAAGCGTGTTTGTCCGCCGCTCAGGATTTGAGGCTTGACATTCCTCAAACCAAATCAACAGCTTTTCATCCCCTTCAATCGAACCAAGTAGATTGGTGAGCAAACCCGAAAGCATGTCCAAGTATGTATTCACCCGCTTGTAGAATCGTTCAGAGATGATCTCTGCCTGAGCCTGCGAGCCAGGCATGAACTCTCCGAGAATAAATGAGTGAACTCCGAATGCCGATAGTATTCTCGTCTTGAGCTTCTCCTCCGTCTTATCCCAACCCATCTCGCGGTATTTCAGAGAGAACGGCTTCATATCTTCTATCAACCCGTCAACGATGAACGCTGTCCCCTGATTTATATCACCCATGACGTTCTGCCGCAGAGCATGGTGTATCATTCTCCGCTGAGTATTCGACAACACTGGCCGGCCCTTGGTGTTTTGATACGGGCCTTGGGCCATGGAAACAATCACCGACGGAAATACACTATTGCGGGAGAATGCTTCTTGCCCAGTGAGCATGTGTTCATAGATCCTCAGCGTCCGCACTTGAGTTGAAGCAGGGGCCAGAACGGCCAGCGGGTCACTGGGATTCGGCAGCATGGCAAAACCCACCTGCGTCCTGTCCAACATGACAGGCTCTTCTCCCACAGCTTTCGGATTCTTTATCTCGAACTGCGAGAACAAGCCTTTCTCATGATTTGGCTTCACCCACGTCGACGGCAGACTGTATAGCTCCAGCTTCTTCAATCGCTTGTTGTAGCTCACAGTGACGTACGCTATGCCAGTGAGTACCAGGTTGGCGAAAAACGAATAGACGAACTGCCACTTCTCTTGAAACTCATTCGGATGGTTCAATAAATCCACGAGAAAATGATCCGTCTGTATCTCGAACTCTGTACTGGCTGCTTTTTGACGAGCTGTCTCCGTCATCTTATGCAGCTTGTGCAGCTTCTCTCCCTGGTGCTTGACATGTGATCCAGTCAAACGAGCCACGCAAGGAGGACGCCCAGCTCCTTCGCTTGCCAAAGCATTGATGCACGAATACACCCATTCACGCATGATGGTGTATTGCTCAGCATAAGTCTGTTGAGTTTTCCACGTATCCATCCCAGACAACGAAGAGGGTGTGAAGTCCATCGAACCAGCTGGAGCTTTCACCCTCGTTCCTTGATCATAGGCTGCCGTGGCCATGGCTTCCGTTTTGAGCAATGCTTTCGACAACGACGTACTCATCTCAAATTACCTTTACATTTCTGAACCAGGCGTCATCTGCCCACGACGATGGTTGGCCATCGCTATGTTGGCCTCGCTCAACGATTGGTATTCCTTGATCCTTGCAGTCAACGTTTCCACCGCAATTGCATCAGCCTCACGCTCAGTTCTGAGTACCTCCATCGCCCGCTCAGCCTGTGATACAGACTGCCCGGCTATTTTGATATCCTCAGCTATAGCTTCTGCCACCAACTTGGCCCGCTCCGCCTGAGCAGCAGTTCGTTGCATCAACTGAACTGTCTTGCATTCCAACTTCAACAACCGCTTTTCCAAACGCAGCAAGTTTCGCTTGGAATCTTCCAAGCGATTTAAAGCCCTCTGAGATGCTACTATCGCTCTCGAAGGACGATGAGAAGAAAATCTTTTCCAAAACATGATCAACCCCCTTCCTGTTCGTCCTGCTGCTCTTCTTGTATTTCAGGCTTCTCCATAAAGCAATCTACTCTGTTGTCAAGCATCCTGCCAAGCGGTGGTGAATCCGCAGCTTCAATCTCACTGCATGAATCCAATACAAATGGAGCCATCTGCAAAGGAGCTGGCACTGGCGGTGCTTTCTCGGCTTCCATCTCCTTTTCAAGATTCTCGCGAAGAAGCTTTACTGCGGCTTCAAAACCAGAGTGAGGAAAATGCCATGTCGTTCTGTTCGATAAAATGATCAGCTTCGACTTGACGCTTGTATCGATTTCTTCGGCACTCCAAACCGCCACCATCCATCGCTTCCCCAGGACACCATTGATCGCTTCCTGCAACTGATCAACTGCTCCTTGCTCTGACACTAAATCTTTCTTGTCCATCTCGATTCTCCTTGGTAAGCTTTTTACTCTGTCAAAATACCGGGCCTGACCACCAGACCCATATCTTCGCAGCACTCTTTCAGATATCCCTTCCGGTGTGCCACCGCTTCACTTCCTTCCCTCTGAGGTTCTCCATCCGTAAAATCGAAACCAACGTCCTCTCCATACTGTACCAAAAACTCTCCTCCACCCTTTGCGCTGACCACGGCTGAAGCTTGTATGTTGCAAAGCACCTTGTGTTCACTGATCTCTCGAGTATTCTCATCCACCCAAACAGACTTCTCGAACACTTCACCCATGCGAAGATTGTCGATGAATGCTTCAATCGTGTGGCAGGTTATCCGCATGCTACACTGCTTCTCCCGTGCTTGTTCCGATCATCACGCGAAACAATCGCCCTTGACCAACGTTCACGTCCGGAACCGGTGCGTCCAGCACGTACCACGCTCTTTGGTTTGCTGTCACAATGGCAGTACCAAATCTGCTCGTTATTATTATACGATGCCGCCTGGTCAGATTCGGATTCGTTGCGAAGTACACCTTGCTCCGCAGCACCATACCCCGCTTCTGAAAAGACAACTCATCAGATGCCGACACTTGCTGCTCCCAGCAACTCACTCCAATTTGCTCTTCGGTCGGTACATCCTTGCGTCCCACGGACCCGCCCTTCGTGCGAACAAGGCGTTGTATCGTACACTCATCTGGAAGGTTGTCTAACAGCGACATATCACACATCCAATCCCATGTGCATGAACGGCGTAAGAAGCATCTTCGACTCGTCTGTCAGTTCCATGGTATTTCCATACAAAGATTTGGCCATGGACGCATCTATCGTGTATCTGTAGTCTCCCAACTGCTCGGACGTCTTTGGTCCAGCACCCCATCCCAAGGCTCCCTTCTTCCGCAGCATGACCTGCTCGACTTTCCTCTTCGCCTCTTCGAGAACGGCCGTCCAGATTGGAGAGGCGTCCAGCACATCGTTCCCTTCAGCATCGGGTTGATCCTCCCCCCGCAGCTCTGCCTCCGTATACCCGGCCGTATAGACCACTCTCACCGTACCTGCGGAAGAAGGCCACAACCCCATGCTCCTCAACAGTCCATCCGAGCAAACTTTGTCACCATTTCTATCGAGCAGATCATAGTTGGCCCAGTAGTCGGTGCCTTCAGTCTTTATGGTCTCGTCGCCAAATGCTCCATCTTTTGCTCCCGATCTTCCATCATAGTCGATCCGAAGTTCCATGGCCGTGGAAGTCCGAATGGGAATGTGACTGAGTTGCAGTTCCGTGGTCCGTCCAGTCTGCAATTGACGCTCATAGGCATCTACAGACGACACCTCCATGATGGATACACGATGAGCAATGTTTGCATCGTATCTTGGATAGTATTCCGTCCTTCGTCTCAGCACTGGATCGTAGCGAAGAAACTTCTTTGCTGCTCCTTCTGCCTTGACGATGGCTTGATTGACAACCATCCGTTCTTCATCCGTGATCGAGCTGCTCAAGCCCAGCTCTGCCATGACTTCAGAGGGATCAAGTATACGTATCATAAGAACACCTCAGCTTGTACTGTAATCCGCACTCAAATGAAACACTTGCCTGTCCACATTCTTCCATTCCCCGCTGTCTGAATTATCGTAGAGATCTACAAACATTGTGTAGACTCCCGGTTCAAAATTCAGATCGGCAGCATCCAACCGCAATACGTTGGTAGCTCCCGCGGTCAACGTGGATCCATTGTCCGTCGGAGCATCGCTGGCGACCGTCAGCTTCGGCGTCTTGTAAGACCTGCCAACCACGATCCTCACTTGATCGCCTGCTCCAGGCGTTATGGTATCACCGTTCGCATCTTGTATTACGATGTTGATTGTGCGTCCACGATTCTGGTAGGCTATGATTAAAGACATGTCTTTACACCGGAACAGAAACAGAAACTGAATTGGGATCGGACGAACTGACTGTTTTTGACGCTGGACCTTCCGCAGCAGCAACACTCCCGGCTGGTCCCGGGAACGATGCTGTTTTCCTTACTGGACCTGAGAATGCAATACCACTTCCTGCCGGTCCTGGAAACGATGCTGTTTTCCCTACCGGATGCACAGCCTCCCCCGGCGGGATCGGTGGCACAATAGGAGCATAAGCAGCCTCAACAACTACTCTCTTCCGAAACAGCAAAAGGAACTTTCGACGCATCATTATGTTGAATCCCTACCAATTGTCAACGGCCATTCTCTGGTTGCTCCATCTATCGTGGCTTGAAACTTGGCTCTTCCTCCTTCACCCACCGGCAGCCTCTTAGTCAACGTTGCTGTGTACACAACGAGATTCGACGTTGCTTGCTTCGACATGTTTTGGTTGTTGACGATTCGAGTATCATCATCCTTGTCGACCGTGATCTTCACATCCGTGATGGCCGTGACAGCCACGATGATCCCATTCTTCAACCACTGTATTGTATATCTGTCTTGACTGTTTGCATCGTCTCGTATGAACTTCGCTTCCGCCTGATAGATGTTGTCGCTGGGAGCATAATTGCCAGTCCCATCCCACCACACCGTTTGCTGTCCTCGTGCAGTTGCTCCCGGAAGGATGGGTGCAGCATCCTCGAAAAACAATGCCATGAACTCGCCATCTGTTTCTACGCCTATTGGAAAATCTCCTACGTAGATACCTGTAGCTGTTGAATCATCAGTCACCTGTTCCACCATATCAACCATGCCGGTTTCCCAGTCAGCATCGGCAACGGAAGAAATGGCGACGAACGCTGAACCGTCCCATCTCTGAGTTCTGTTCTCATTGAGAACTAGAGCCTTCAGCGTTAGCCCAGTTGGCAGTTTGATTACGAGTTCACCAGCCATGATTACACCATTATCCCATTGTCAGGATCATAGGGATTCTCGTCGTCGTTCTTCTTCTTCAGGCCCTTTGCAATTTTATCTCTTGCATATCTACGAAGATCCTCTTTGAACCACTGCTTGGGCGTATACAATGGCTCCCCTGTTTCCTGGTTTACAGGAATTGGAGCAGCATATAAAAACCCCTCAGTAGCTTTGGCCACCTTGGCATCGGGAATTGTCAGCGTGATTACTACGTCTGCCATAATTGATGGCCTTTGCTACTGTGGGGTTGTTTGAAATTACAATTATTTATTTAATTGCATTCTTCGTGACTTTCTCCTATAGCTAGATCAATCTTTCCAAGCCAAAAGCCACAATTAGTTACTTCAGCATTGACTTCAGATAGATGATCTCCAGCTTTATAGATTTCCCAACCACAAATAATCCCTACGTGGTACAAGGTGTCAATCCCACTATCAGAAAGCGGACGAGTTGCTGAATTGATATCCCAATTAGCAACATACGCAGCTACTATATGTGTTGCAGCTTCGTCTAAATGCCATACAGCTAGTCCGCCTGCATTACCAGCAGCCACGATGTCGGAAGCACATTGTGAACAATATGGGTCTTCATATAGCAAATCTTCAATAGCTTCAAAGTACTCCTGTATTTGTTCAACACTTTCTGTTTGTTCTGTTAATTCATTATCTACAGAGTCTAAATCTTCGCCAAGATCTGGATCTAAAATCGGTTCTCCAGATTCACCTTCTTCATGTGAAGAAGGATTATTACCACAATTTCCACATGAAGTTGCAGGTGGGGTACCATCAGCAAACGAAGTCCCACAAAACAGCAACAACGCAACGATAGCAGCAATCAAACTCTTCCAAAAAGTCTTCATCTCAACACTCCAAAAAAAGGGAAAAAAGTAAATGCCCCTAACTACTGATGCAACGCCACAACGTCGATGTCCATGTCGTGGGAGGAATTTCCTCCCGCTGAATGCAAGATTCTGACACGCACGTTGCCCACGTCTCCACCAGTTCCAATATAGTTTGTATCAAGTGGTACGATGAAATCCAAATTGACCATGTTGTTAGCAAGCGTTCCTACGTCTGCATGATGTGAAAGCCAATGAAAATTCTCCCAAGCCGTTGCGTTCCAGTTGTAAAGCTGGATTG